TGCCAGGCGCTTCGGCTTGTGGCCCTCATACATCTCGCCAATGTAGGCCCGACGCTTGACGTGATGGACCCGGACACCAACCTCACGTGGGGCATACTTTCCACGGGCGGCTCCTGCGTTCTTGCGCTCTCTGCGATCAAACTTTGGGCGGATAGCTATAGGAATTATGTTTTTTACAAATTTAGTAGATACGGTCGAACCAGCCGGGTTCTTGTAAAATTTAGCCTTTGGCTTGTAGGCCGGACCCTTGTCGGTTTTGACAAAATAAGCACCAGTTTTTGTCTTATAAATGACGCGCCTCTTGAAATTCATAAAATCAGTCGCTACGGGGGAAGATCCCATTCTTCTGCGGTGCTTGGTAGGTCCACTCATTTGTATTAAAATGGATATTTTATTTAAAAAGACGGGCCAAGTTACCGGCATGGACCCCGGCGCGTGGTCCGCGCTTCATGCCCTTGTTCTTGCGGACCCGGCGAAGGTGAGGATTTGGCAGGTTCCACATTGGCGACTTCTTCATCATCGGGGTGGCAAAAAGACGGGCCAAGTTACCGGCATGGACACCGGCGCGTGGGCCGCGCTTGACGCCGGTGTCAATGCGGCGCAGGCGGGTCGCCTTGGGGCGAATGGCCATGGGTGGGCGCGCCTTGGTGTTAGCCAGCTTGCGCTCAGTGCCTGCTGGGCTCTTGACGAAGGCAGCCTTGGGGTTGTAGGTCGTGCCCTTCTCGCACTTGACGACAAACTTGCCCTCAGCAGTCTCATAGATAACGCGGCGCTTAGAGTTTAGAAAACGGGTCGGCTTCTTGGCAACAGGGGGGCGACCGCGAGGAGCCATTTGGTACTAATGACTTAGAAAAAAAATTAACACTTCCATTTGGCTCCACAATTTACACAAGTGACATAAGTTGTCATGGGCTCGTCGGCCGAACGCGTCTGCATCTGGTAGTAGCGGGTCTTGGTCGACTTGCATTTGGCGCATTTGAAGAGGCCCTCATAGTCAATCTCCGAGGCAGCCTTGAGGGCCTCTCGTTCCATATCCTTTTCCCTGAGGATCAAACGCGTGCGAGCAAAAGGGCCTTCGGGCCAGAGAACATCGGATGTATACGAGGCCAAACATCTTACATTTAGCTCCTTGGTCTGGAGCCTACGAGCGAGTTGGGGAACTACAAAAAGACCCACCTTGACATCATTCCCATATATATTCAGATGAACCGCGACTCGCTCACCTCTCTGAAGCTCCTGTATAATCCAGTGAAGCTTTTGCTTATAAAAATCACGAAACAATCTGTTTTCCCAAGAAGCCTCCTTCTGGTTTTCGCGAGTTCGACGGATCGCCCAGTTAAGTATGTTTATCTCGGCATTTTTCGCCAGAGGACCTTCACCAAGTGAACGACCTAATGTCTTGCGGGCATAGTCTCGTAGGGGATGCTGCATTTTGTTTTTAAATTTAAAATTATTTGAGTTTTCAAAGCGTGACAACACACCTTTTTGAGTTAAAAGGGATCCGTCTTGTAATGTCAAGAATATGTATCCGATTGTGTCCTGTTCGGCTCATGGCCGTGCACCGACATTCAATAATTGTCGGCGGTGTGCCGAACGCAATTTTATTCGAATATTGATGATTGATGCTGGGCGTCAGGGGATTCACCCGTCCTGTATAGCGAGATGGATTCACAGAAAGCACGGAGACCTCATAGTGTCGAGGACGCTTCATAATGGAAATATGGGAATATCCCTTCCGTGTGTCATGTGCCGCAAGGTGCTCGACCGTCTCTCTATACAATGGAGGGCCCATATAGGAAATCACTGGGTAAGAAGCACGGATCCGGATGTTCCGAATTCTAGGCCGACGCACCGCCAGACTTCTTTCTGGAAAACAAAGTAAATATTTTCTCTTGATATATAAGAATGGCTGGAGGTGTTATGCAGTTGGTCGCTTATGGCGCTCAGGATGTTTACCTGACTGGAAATCCTCAGGTTTCATTTTTTCAGGCCGTTTATAAACGTCATACAAATTTTGCGATGGAGACCATACGCCAGACCCTCGATGGCTTCCCGGCCAACGGTCAGGTCGTATCAGTCACTCTCGGACGCATGGGGGATCTCGTCGGTGACATGTTTATTAAACTAACCGCTGTTTCTGGTGGTATAAACACCTCATCATCATCATCGCCTTACAGTTCATGGATGGCCGAGCGAGCGATCGAGTCAGTCGAGCTCACTATAGGTGGTCAGCAAATTGACAAACACTATCAGTCATGGTGGCGTCTCTATTCTGAAGTGTTCCTAGCAGAGTCCCAAAAAATAAAATATGGCAAGATGGCTTCTACCATAAATTCTGGAACAGTTTACCTTCCGCTCCTGTTCTTTTTCAACCGAAATCCAGGTATGTATCTTCCTTTGATTGCTCTCCAGTATCACGATACCCGACTCTTTTTCAAGCTTACTAATGAATATGCCACATATTTCTTGACTGGAGCAAATACAGATAATTTTCAAGTCTGGGCCAATTACATCTATCTCGAACCAGAGGAACGTCGGATTCTGTCTCAGAAAACACACGAATATCTGATAGAGCAGGTGGGTTATTTCGCAGCGCCTTTACCTACGAGCTCTGGTACTCTTCCGATTACTCTGAGTCATCCAGTAAAGGAGATTATTTGGTGTGTATCTCAGACAGATAAACTTGAAGATAATATGTGGAATTTTACATATACTTCTTATGGAACAAAAACACAAATTCAGATTCATGCCAATGGTCATGTTCGTCCATTACATGCGCTCGGTTCACCGGTTCATCAAAGCGGGAGCGCGGTAATGGTCGAAGAAAGCACACTTTCTGGTACAGATTCAATCGCACCCCTGAGCCTTTTCAATATACAATTGAACGGCCAGGCCCGTTTCGCTCAACAAGATGGTAAATATTTCAACCAGTATCAGCCATATCAGTATCACTCGGGAACGCCATACCCTGGAATCTACGTATATTCCTTCGCTCTCACACCCGAAAAGCACCAGCCGAGCGGGTCCTGCAATTTCTCCAGAATCGATAATGCCAGCATTACTTATACCATAAAGTCAGACGCATATAGCGCAGGCCTAAATACGCTCAATCTTTTTGCAGTCAACTATAATGTTCTAAGAATATCAGGAGGTATGGGCGGGCTCGCCTTTAGCAATTAGTTCTTTTAATTCCTAAAACACTCTCGAGCTTCGATGTCGCCCGGACGAGAGGTTTCGTTCTCTTCAGGCGAAGTGAATCATTTTCAGATTCTGAACTTTCTATAGCCTTCAATTTTGTTTTATTATTGAAATTACATGTGGGAGCACAGGCAGATGTGAACTCGCTTGATGTCTCGACTGGCGTATAAATTTTTTCAAAAGGATAATGAATTCTCGGGGGTTCTCTGTGACCCCCGTAACTTCTGAATTGTTCTATAGTCATGCTCCCACCGAAGATCGCAAGGCACTGTCTCTTCGGCGCGGGCCATAAAGGCGTATATTTTCCTATCGACTGCATTCTCATGAGTGCTAGTATTGAGCATATCTCCCCTTTTCTGGAAGACTCCATGTCGATCGCGTACGCCTTCGCGCATGCCCACGAACAAAAATTTCCAATCGTGGAGAAAATCTTTCGACGATCATCATATTTAATAGGCAAATGAAAACACGGCTTTTCGGGAAGACCATGCACGCACCACCAACATACAAGACTCATTACTTAACTTAAAAAACTAACAATCTTTAATAATAATTCATGTTGCTCTCTATCGATTGTGGTATTAAAAATTTAGCAATGTGTTTGATAGATCCCTCGACTCGTAAAATTCACAAATGGGACGTGAGTGGTGTCCCGCCCCTCAGCTCTCATGGAATATTTCCGTGTATGGTTCGTCATCTCAATGAGAGGACCTGGATACTGGAGGCCCAGACGGTCGTTATAGAGAAGCAGCCAGACCGAAACCGGGGGATGAAGGGCATCGAAAATCTTCTACACGCCTATTTCCTCGTCAAGGAGAAAGAGGTTATCATATGGGACGCGCGTCACAAAATTCCAGACGTCTCTGGCCCTGGAAAAGCGCGTTATGCCGAACGAAAAAAGACTTCTATAGAACGGGCCAGAAAGTTCATAGAAGCTATCGGACCGAACCGAGATTGGGTGGCGTTTTTCGACGCCCACAAAAAGAAAGATGACCTGGCAGATACCGTCATGCAGGCTCTGTCGTTCATCGACAAGCGCCCAGAGGAAAAGAAGGATACCAAAAAGTCTAACCCACGGAAGCCTACCGAGAATCAGACACGGACAAAATATTCAAAGGCAAATCTTGCTTGGATAGTCAAAACGGGAGCCAAGCAGGATGCGCGTTTTAAAAAGGATATGGCCCGATATTACTCATCGATCGACGAGTTAATTTCCGAGTTTAATTTAAGTTGATGGAGTCTACCATAATTTTAATAGTTCCGACATTTGTTTTTTTCGCATGTCTCTTTGTGTATTGCTCGTCAACTCCTACACAACCACCGCCTTGTGATTCCCTATACGAACTTTTGTATCAATATGAAGACCCTCGAAAGCCTGAAAATCATCAAGAGACCCCTTACAGCTCTGTCCGTTTTTAATCATCAGCCAGCCAAGCTTCGTCCGGGCCGCGGAAAAATATCGGTCCTTTGGAATATCACTCAGTGACACAGGGACCCCGACAGTCACCTGGAAAGAGAGAGTCTCCGGGACCTCGTCCACGAAATACCCCGAGGTGACATCATGAGGACTCTCAAGGAGATCAAAAAAGTTAGTCGGGTTGAATAGGACATTTGGGCCAATCCAAAGAGAGATGTCATAGGGCGGCGCGTTCGCGAGAGCCTCGGACACCTGCTGAAGAGTTGGAAACTGAAGGATCGAAAGCTCATGACCCTTTGAGGCTGCATTCATCACCAGGTCAGTCCAGGCCAACAGAAACTCGCGATGATACGTTTTGCCCGGCATGCAGAAGATCACGCGAACCATTTGATAAAATACTGTGCTCGTCTTTAATAAATAAAATATGTGGAGATTGTAAATGGGTGGAAATTCTTCGAAAAGTGCAGTTCAACAAACAAGTGAGCTTTTCAACAAAACAACTAATAGTTTCATGAGTTCTTTGAACCAGACAGTGAATGCGACCGGTGGGACCATTCAGAAAGCCAACTTCAGCAAAGCAAAATTCAAAAATTGCCGAGTAAAAGTCACGCAGGGTTCTGAAGTTTCAGTGACGGCCACGGGATCTCTGTCTGCGGTCAACGTCCAAGATTTAACAACTAAATTAAAGTCAGATGCGACGAGTGCTATTGACAATGCTGCATCTCAGAAAAATGGCTTCTTAGCTCCGGGCATAGAAAACAACGTGTCCGCGCAGTCTGACCTGAAGACCAAAGTTTCAAATATTATTGAAAACACGATGAAATCTGACACGGTCCAGACTATCATAGCAAATGCCAAGTCGAACCAGGACATAGATTCATCGGGTCTCAAAGGAACATGTGATCCGGCGTATCGTCTTCCGGGTGAATGGGATTTTGAATTCGATCAGAAAATTCTTCAGAGCGTGACGGCCAAGGGAATCGCCGATGCGCTCACGAAGGCGCTGGCCGACGACGCGACCGTTTCATCTGCAGTTACAAATGTAGATTCGAGTGCGAGTCAGGAAAATCAGGGATTTAATGATCTTGTTGACTCGGTATTTAATGGTATCAAAAACGCGTTCACAGGCCCGCTAGCTAATATATATATTGCATGCGTCGTTCTGTGTTGTATCTGCTGCATCGGTCTTTTGTTCTTTGCACTGAGTCCCGCCGGACAGTCTGCTGCAAACGCCGCGACGAAATCTGGCGTCAGGGCAACAAATCAGCTCATAAATTCTGGAGCTTTCAAAGCAGCCGCAGTAATATAAATAAGCAGAAGCACAAAATAAAGAAAATTCCTCCAAAAATAAGGACCCGCTTTGATAGTTCGCTGATGTCTGGACCGGGCGGGTTTGGACCGGGCGGGTTTGGACCGGGCGGGTTTGGACCGGGCGGGTTTGGACCTGGAGGCGCTGGACCGGGTGGAGGTGTTATATCACCGCCCGTTATATTGAGAACATTGTTGCAGCTTGCGCTCACTTCGCTACTTTTAAATTTAGCATTTCTAAAATCTTGAACGCATTGCTGAATATTCGGGCATTGCTTTCCAGGTGTAAAGTCTGGCAAAAGAGCATAATCGTTGAGGGCCTGTGTGACGCATGATTCTGAGGCGCAGAATTTATCAGAAAAAGCAACCTGTGCTCCGGGTGGAAGATCACCTAGAGTAGCCGCAAGCTCACGGCACCCCGGAAGTTGTTTGTTGGCGTCCTGTAAGCAGGCCGTTCCCAGCCGGACCACATTTGCACACGAGCAGATGCCATCCGGCTGACTCGCACCTTCGGGCGTCTGACAATACGCGTTCACTTTTGCCATGGCCGACTGTTTATTTTGAGAAGTTCCCATTTTTATAACAGAATTGAAAGCTGTTCGGCAGGCGCTCTTCTCGAACCATTTACTGTCATCCTGACACAACTTTAACATTTCATTATCGAACGAATATCCTTTCGACATGGCATCCGCCGATTGAAACCAGTTACGACAATTTTGACTATTAATATTTTCACTTGTTTTACAGTGGTGATATCTCATTAAAATTTTGGTCTCTTTATCGAAATATTTATTAGCCTTATTTTCATCAAACTTTATGCTCTCCGGAATACTGTCATCGTATCGGCATCTGACTTCGAGATTATTACGGGCGTTTCCTCCGGATGGGTGCTCGTCCCATGATCCTGAATGGTCGGGCGCTCCGCCGCCGCCGGGCGTTTTTCCCCAGTTTGCCAGAACTGGCTTTCCAAGTTCAGGAGGACAACGCGATGGCCGCGGAAGATCTTCCAGACACCATCTAGAGTTTTTTACAGAATCAATCTGAAAAAGGCCATTTCCAGGCCATCGGTCATTCGTGCAACTATGCATGCCATTCACATGGAAAGAATCTGGATTGACCTGGGGTGGCTTTGTCAGGTAGAGGGCATTTCTCGAGGGACGTGGACCGTCGCGCATGAACACGAGTCGCGAATTACTCGGATCGGGTATCTGCTGAGAGCCAGAACCACCAATGTAGCACTCGTCTTTTGAATTTTTCATACGAACATACCCGGTACAATCGTCTTTTGAGTCGCAGGCCACTCGACAGACCTCATCAATGTCCGCATTATTTGTGCCACCCCAAGGATCCCTGCTAAATTCGTGAGTCCCTACCCAAGTCCCGTTACTATAGTCCTTTCCCTCGACACTCGTCCACTTGGACATTTATATTTCAAGACATTTTATTTGGACTTGCAGCAGAACTTTTGTTTCCCGCCGTTTATTATATCCCCGGCAAATGGGTAGTCCGGGTATGCAGTTATACATGGAAGTTTGGCATCAATCGCTTTAGAGTTGCAATTTGCAGGGACTTGCTCTGATGCATAACTCGTATGGCGGCTCAGAATGTATATAACCAGAATAGCGACAAGGGAAAGACTCAAAAAAATCTCCTCGGGTTTCATTTATAATTTATATATACGAAAAAAATATGAAGATGATCGTCACTCGGCCATATTATGACTGGGATGGCCGAAAATATATGGAATTCGACAATATAAAAGTAAAAATACCGTATAGATACGGCCGGGTCATGGCAAAGGTCGAGGGTCTGACGACGGTCCAAGAATTCAAAAAAGGCCAGCAGGTTGAAATAGAATTAACTAAAAAATATTGGGACGGCTTAGAATATTGGGTCTTATATTCTATAAAGGAATGCTTAGCCGAAACGGATACCTGACTCTTTCTGTTCCTGAAATAAAGCGTGAGTTGACAGTACGAGCTATAGAAAATGCGATCGGGTTTCAGCCAGCATCCTTCAAAGTTTTTCGAGTCACGACCGATGGGGGCTTATTGGTTCCCAGGTATTATGGTCTCGAAAAGTTTGGACCGGTCACCAAAGATTCCAGAGTCGCTTGCGTTTCTTGTCCTCGGATCAATTTTATTGGAAAATTGCGAAAAGCCACAAGACAGGATGAGGCTATTGAAAATGGAGTCAGAGCCTTCGAAAAGGGTGGAGGCGTGCTCTCGCTTCCTTGTGGATTTGGAAAAACTACATGTGCACTTGCCCTTTCGGCCCACCTCAAGGTTCGAACGATGATAGTGGTCCACAAAGAGTTTTTGGCGAACCAGTGGATAGAAAAGATAAAAGAGTTTTGTCCCGAAGCAACGATTGGGAGAGTTCAGGGGGGCATTTTCGATATTGAAAAGGATTTTGTCATAGCGCTCATACAGACCATGTGTCAACGAGAGTTTGAAAAAAAGGCTTTTGATTCAGTCGGGTTCTTGATCGTCGACGAGGCACATCACATAGGCGCCCCCGCCTTTTCTCAGTTTATGTTCAAAATATGCCCTCGCTGGACCCTTGGGCTTACGGCGACGCCAGAAAGAAAAGATGGCCTGACGAGACTTTTGTATTGGTTCCTCGGTCCAGAATTCTTCAGAGTCGAAAGAGTCAACCAGGCCTCGACGCGCGTCAAGACAATAAAATACACCGACGACACGTTCAAAGATGGTCCACCTCTGACTCGGTTTGGGAAGATCAACATGGCCGGCATGACCACCATACTCACAGAGCTCGATAGCCGAAACGACCTCATCGTCTCTGAGGTCCTCGGGGCGGTCAGTGAGGGTCGCAGAGTTCTGGTTCTCAGCGACCGGCGTGAGCATTGTTTTAATTTACAAACAAAATTTGGCTCTAAGTCTGGATTATACATCGGAGGTATGAAAGAGTCTGAACTGGCAGAGTCAGCGCAGAGGCCCATCGTTTTGGCAACCTTTCAGCTCGCCCACGAGGGTCTTGATATTCCGATCCTTGATACGGTCGTTCTCGCAACACCAAAGTCTGATATAAAACAATCTATAGGTCGAATCATGAGGGAAACTCCCTGAAAAAAGAATAATCCCCTCATCATTGACATCGCCGATCAATGGTCCGTGTTTTTTAGTATGTATTCAAAACGCCTGTCTATTTATCGTGATGGAGGCTTTGAATGCGACGCGCCACCAGACAAAAAAGGTGTCTGTTTAATTTCTCTGTAAATACTAAATGAATTTCGAGCCCGGACCTATTACTTCTCAGGCGATTTCTCAACAACTCCAGATAAGAAGTAATGTAGATCATGAGATCCTGAATCTCGCATCTATCCGCCCCTGTATATCACGACCGTAGAACATCCATTAGACCAACGAGGAGTATACTCCCGACAAAAAGCATGACTAGAATATTACACTCCGTAGTGTCCGGTTCCTTTATAGGCGGCCTGGGGGGGCGAATGGCCTCGACCTCAAATGGTGCATAGGTCAGTGCCATCTATTACTAATTTAAGTGTAGAAAATTTACAGAGATACCTCCTTCTTCTTTGAGCGACCCTTTTTCGCTCCAGAAACCTTCACCTCCTTTGTGTCCGGATCGCCCTCATCGATAGATACGATATCTGACATGTCGTCCGCTTCTTGGACACGCTCAGGTCGTGACGACATTGGTGCGGGCGGGCCCATCATATTCATAAGGGAACTAAAATCCATTCCAGGACCCTTCATATCCTTCGGTCCCCCTGCTGGCGCCGAGCGCTGGACCGCATCGACCATGTTGCGCATCAAGTCTGGATTCTGTTTCATAACCTGGCTGACGTTTGGAACGGCCGCTTTGAACATGGAGTTTGTCAGATGGAACATCATCGCTGATCCCCCGACCATCATCAGAAGTTTCACCTCTGGTGCGACCTGGACCTTGGTCTTGTATTTATTATAGAGATCCTCAAAAACACCATCATAATCCTCTACATTTTCCATCATATTTTGGGACCATCCATTGAGCTCGACGTCAAAAGGGTCGAACTTGTCGTTCAGAAACTCTAGACCAGTCACACAGGCGATTAGCATTCGACGCTGGAATTTGATTGATCGATCGACCTCTAGCCCGTATGTCATTCGCTTGTATTCTGTCCGGATCTCGTCAACTTCTGAATATATCGTCAGACGGTGGCTCGACGTAATTCCCTTCTTGTTGAGTCTAGAAATCTTGTTGAGAAGGTCAGCCTTTTCGTCCTCGATCGTCTTGTATCCTTCAGAAGGCTCCTGAGTTACGCCGCCCTGGGAGTATTGCTGAGGGCCTTCCTCCTCGTCATACTCTTCGCCTCCATCATACTCCTCAGGAATTGGCGGAGGTGGCGCCGTTCTCTTTCCTGGATTCATAAACATATCGAGGTCCTCTTCAGGAACCGACTGACGCTGAGGAGGGGGAGGCTTACGGAACGGGTTCGAGCGGGCAGCCTTGGGCTTCAGAGCGACCGTTTTCTTTTCGGGCAAATCAA